GAAATTACCAAAGTATACGATGAAGGTGATAGAATTTATGACGGAAATTTATTTATAGAAGACGTAGCAAAAGACTTTAATTGTAGTTAACGGAATGCGTATATGAATAGTTTATTTAAAGATTAAAAAAACAATAAGATGGAATTTGTAAAAGAATTATTAGAAGAACAACAAGAATTATTGAAAGAAGAATTAAGGTTTGCAGAAGATTTAGAGTATGCAGAAACCAAGCAAAGATTAACGGAAGTTACAGACGCTTTAAATAAATTATTTATATGCGATGTTAGCATTTCGTTAGATAAATTGGTTCAGAAAATAGATAAAGAAAAACCACACCATTGGAGAGATAAAATTAATGCTATTGGATATGTACAAAGTCTTTTATCTAATGAATGCTAACGGACGAGTGTATGAGTAGTAATACTACGGATTTAATAACTAAAATTTAAAATAAAATGGAATACAAGATTAAAAACGAAAAAGTATCTGATTTCTTTGAGGTGGTTGATGACCTTGAAAAACTATTAACAGATAGAATAAGTGATTTGCACGAAGTAAAAGGTGGTATGCAAGCAAGACACGCATACATACTTTACAGAAAATTGCTATGGGAAGCGAAGTACTTAATGCGAGATAACCTCAAAGAAATTAAAGCGAATAGTAAGTAGTATTATTACTTATACACATTGTTGTAAAATCGTTTTAATGTTTTACAACGGACGAGTGTATGGCAAGTGCCAACACAGAACTAAATTGATAACACTAAAGATTGAAATTATGATAAGATTTATCAAAAGAAACATACAGGCATTTGCTATACACATTGTTAGGCGTAGTACCTATTACCAAGACCTTAACGAAAGGTTTCACGAACTTTGGTGGCACACTAAACTTAATAATGATATAGACTACACGAGACTTCCAAAAGACAGCCTTTATGGTAAATGTGTAGAAGCTGAAAAGAAGCACGAAAGGCATTACGCCTAACGGATTTGTGTATGATTTCGTTGGGATTAAAGAATACTGAACTTTTAATAATTAAAAAAAACTTAAATGGATATTATGGAATTTAAAATTGATGCAAATAAACCCAATGAATTATACACGTTGTTAGGTGTAGTTAAGGGTAAAAACAGCAGTTGTCCTAATTGTGGCACTATACATAATGACAATGAAATAGGTTATTACGTGAACAACAAGCATTACCCAAAACGAAATAATAAAAGAGAAGGATACACTTTAGATGGTAATTACTTTGATTGGGATGAACTACATTGTTGCGAAGATTGTGAAACGGAATATTGGTTTGAGAATGGTGTCTATTAATTACACCTAACTAAAAAGTATATGGAAAGTAGGGATAAATTAATAGTGGTTATTGATTTGGCTATAATTATTAAAAAATAATATATCTTGCAATAAGGCTATTAACCCTATTTTTTATATACATTGTTCTAAAATGTTTTATTATGTGTAAAAAAGAAAATATAGAAGATTGGAAGCCTTTTGGGTTGGTGTATGGAAAAAATGCTTATGATGAAAAAGGAAATAGAAATATATTTTATTATGATAGAAGTTGGTTTTGTAAAGAAACAGGTAATATACACCATTCTGAAAAGGCTGTACTAAAGTGCATTTATTGCTCTAAAAGATACTATAAACCTAATAAAAATAATAAAATTGTTTAGAACAACTATTAACAATCAAAATGTAATACAATTTCTATGAAATACACTAAAATAAAGACTTTTAGAACATCACAAAAACAATATGATACTCTAAAGAAAATGAAAGATTACAACGTAGATGTAGGTAGATTTATTAGAGAGGCTATAAGAGAAAAGTTACAAAGAGAAAAGAAACACTTTTTACCTAAAGAAAAAAGAACAAGTCTTATGATTGGTTTAGAAAGATTAATGCAAGAGCAAAACTATAAAGACGAATTATCAGAAATCTTAAAATAAACGTAAACGAAGAAGTAATATTATAACTAAAGCGCAAATAATATGTATTAACCAATGATACCAAGCTACTTTATATTTTACAACCTCTTTACTACTTTCTTTTAATAATTTATCATATTTAGCTTTGTAAGTTCTTTCTAAAACGTTTTTATATCCGTTTAAGTCAATTTTAGCTATTATACTGTCGTTTTTACCCTCTATTAGTATTGAGCCTTGCTTTACCTTTAAAACTTGTTTAAAAGGCTTTAATTTACCTGTTATACTATCACAAGGTTTATCAATAGTTAAAGTATCTGTGTAACGTTCTACTTCTTTTATCGTTTTAGTGGTGTAAATCGTATCTCTTTGAATACGGTCTTTATACTCTGTAACAATTTTCTTAGAAGTACAGCCAAGTACCAAACTAAGACTAATAGTAAAAAAAAATATTCTTTGTTTCATTTTGTTTGTTTTAAATATTCATATTCTTCTAAAATAGCATTTGCGTACTTTATATCTGGATAATCAAAATTAGCATTATAATTAAGTCCATAATTGAATGACTTTATTAATAACTCTCTTAATTCTTCTTTACTTATATGCATAAGGGTATAATTTAGCTTTTTTTACTCTTATTATACGTTTAAAGGTATAATTAATTAATATTTACCTCTGTATTAATTATCAAAATAGCATCATCAAAACCTTTTAAAGCATTGTGAAACGCTTTCATAGTATTTTTACTATTTGTTATATCTAAGTACTTATCTGAATTAATATACTTTGTCTTTTGACCTAAAGCAATACAACCATTTAATTGATGCCAGAAGTTAGCTGAATGAAATTTACACTCACTTCTATTTGGTACGTCTTTTATTTCCCATAAATCTTGCTTAAATCTTGGAGAATATTCTAAAACTACTCTATAACTACCTTTAGGAATACAACTAACATTTTTCTCATTGTTTCGCCATCCACGTTCTAAACCTATTGCAGAAAATAATGGCTTGTTTTTTTCGTCTATAACAATAACGTTTGATAAACTTTGGTTTTCGTCTTGCCAATATCTATGAAGTTTTATTATTGCTCGTTTCATATAATATTTTTATAAAAAGTAACCTCATATGTACTATTCATTGTAGCATAAGGCGTATGTGTTTCATTAGGTGCATAAATAACAATATCCCCCTCACTATAAACTTTTAAACCTCTATTCTTTTCAAATAAATTACCTTTTAATATCTTACAAAATTCAAAACAATCGTGTGTATGTATTCCAAATGAGCCACCCTCTAACATAAAAGTTAAAAAAACTAACTTGTTTTCATCTTGATAAGTCTTTTCAAAAGTTACACTATTATTAACTTCTATTCTTTCTCCTATTTTAAATAAACTTAAATCTTCAAAAGAAATCATTACATTTTCAGTATTACCAAAACCTAAAACAATTTCCAATTTTCGTATAGCAAGTTCCTTTTGCTTATTTAATACCTCGCAATTTTGTCTAACCTTATTTCTTAATTCTTTTAAACTACTATTTGCCATTATTTCTACTATTTATTTGTTCTATCCAAACAGATATTTTATGAAACATTTGGGAAATTTCGTTTACTGTTTTTTGTCTTTCACTATCAAAAAACTTTAAATCTTCTTTATGCTCTTTTTGCCCTTGCTCTTTTGATTTGTATAAATATCTTATAGCTAATAACAAAACTAAAACTAAAAAAACAAGAAAGGATTTTAAACCTATATCTTCATAGTTTTTTATCTCGGGCATTATTTGTAAAAAAAACATATTAAAAAAATGTTTGTACTCTTGTTAATAATTGTTTCGCAAAATATTTACCTAATATCTCACCACCGTAACGACTTGGATGTGTACCATCCATTGTAAAATTCAATCTATCATAATTTGAGCCTGTGCCTCCTGCGTTTAATGGATTACAACCACTATCTGCACCCCAGTCAATTACAGGTAGTGCGTATAACAACCCTATTTCTTTAACAGCTACATTAAAGTCTGATTGTGTGTCCCCATTAGAATTGGCTGTATTAGTTGTAATATACTGCGTCATTAAAACTAATTTTACAAAAGCATTTGCGCCTAAAACAGTATCAATAAATTGTTTCATTTTTCCATAAAAAGAAGCTGTACCACTAGCATCTGTAATACTACCTAATGTGTAGTTTTGTGTCCATGTGTTAAAAACACACATAAAAGAAACTAAGGCTTTATCATCAAAGTAAGTAGAATCTGAAATTAACAAAGCGTCTAAGTCATCTATTTGGTCTTGAATATTATCACCACCCACTGCCTTTACATCTGTTGTCATTTGCAAATACTGATTTGATTGCTCTGACCAATACCCCTTATTTGCAGAAATACTATCTCCCCATTTACTCCAATTTTTACCTGTTAAATCATTGAATAAAGGCTGTAACCCTATTTCTTTTGAAATTGGATTCGTTTTTTTGCCTAAATCACCAATAACAATATCTATTAAACCTGCGCTATTTTGGTACAAGAATGTAGGTGACGTTATTTTTGTGTAATCTATATAAATCAAAAAATCATGAGTTCCTGCGCCTGCCGCTGGTGTTCTTACTATTGAGTAATTTTGTGAAGTATATGTTTTTTTTCCTAAAGTTGTAAAAGTGTCAAACACAACTACATCAGTTGTAATGTTTTTAATTTGTATGCGATAATCATAAGTATCTTGCGACCCTGCAAATACAATTAATCTAAACGTGTCAGCTAACTCTCCTGATGGTATTTTTAAAGGGATAATGTCAACAATAGCATCAATTATAGTTAATTCGTTTGCCGAGTAATTTGCATTTTTATTAACCAAGTAGTTTTTATTTCTAAAAAATACATCGTTGTTTAAAATATTTGAAGTTATATAAGTTGATTCTACATCTAAAGTGTCTAAGAAATTACTGTAAATTTTTGGGTTAATAAAAGTTCCTTGAATTATGGCAGGACTAGAAATATAGAAATTTGTATTTACGGTTGCTGATGTAGCATCTAAATTAACTCTTAGTTGTATGCCTCCATTAGCAAGAGTGTATATTTGATTATTTGCGTAATAGAATCGCCAACCATTGTTAACGTCAATTACATTTGGCGTGAAATACAACCCTGTGTGAGTGTCGATGCAATAAAAAACACCATCATAACCTGCCCAATTATCATTATACAGCCAAATACCACAAGAGTATTTGTCACCATCTTCAAAAATAATATCAGTGCCTTTTGTACCTGTATAAACATTAATGTTATCACCTATATTTAAAGGAATTTTTACTGCTTTTGTTGAAAAACCAAAAGGCACATCTGTATTACTAACAAGTTCAGCAGCACCATTAGTTGAGTAACCAACCAACCCAACGCTGCCTAGACTTACAAAACCTCTAAAGTCAGCATTTGGTATAATGTTTTTGTTTTCAGATGTTTGTTTTACATAGTTATAAACGCCACCACTTTCTACAGCATTTGTACTACCCTCAACAGGTATACTATCAAAATTAATAGTCACAGGAATATCAACCTTAGAAAATGTAGTTTGTGTTTCTGTAACTATAATTATTACAATATTATCGCTAACATCTACAACTAAACCTCCTGCGTTTGTATAAGTTCCACTTTCAGTTGCAAAATACCAACCATCTAAAGTTGGTGTGTCTGCGATTGCTAAAGAACCTCTAAAAGACACACCTGATGCTGAATCGAAAAAGTTTACAAAAGTTTGTAAATCTTCTTTATATAAAATTCCGTTACTATCTGAAACAGCTAATAAATCTGTTAATAGTAATGTTGATTTTGTAGATAATTCGTTAAATTTAATTGTACTCATTAATTTGTTATTTCGTTATTGTTTCCGTCTTCTAAAATATTATTGTTTCCGTCTTGTAATAATAACCCCTCAATAGGCATTATATTAAATAAACTTAAATCACTTAAATAAGGTGCACTTTGTTCTTCTTTGTTTTGAAAGTTAAAAGAATATCCATTAAACTCATTTCTATTAGTTCCTATTTCTTCTTTATAACTTCCTATCATTCCGTTTTTTAAACCAAATAAACGTATCTTATTATTATTATCTTTTATAATTACTCTATAATCTTGTTTTATAAAGTCGTTAAAATTATCATTTTCTAAAAGTTTCTTTATTTGGAAACTTATTTTTTCATCATATAAATCATCATTTGCATCAACTGTATAATTTATGTTAGCAGCGTTCATATCATAAATAATATTATAAGGAAACACCGTTAAAATATTATTTACAACTGTTATTTGACTATCTAAATAATTAATAAAAGGCATTACATATATTTTTGATGCACCCCCTTGACTATTATCACATTGTATTTTTCTGCTATAATCCATTAATCTTCAAAATACCAACCATTATTAACATTAATCTTTTCTGCATTTACTTTATCTTGTGATATCTTATATTCAGGTATATTTAATTCGTTTTGATTTATCCATTTATTAAATCTATTTACAAATGTTTGAGCTATACTTGAATATCTATCACTTAAAGCTTCAATTTCTTTTATACTTACAGTTTCTACATTTTCAGGGCTATTTTTAAATAAACCGTTATTTGCTAAAGTGTAAGGCGAAATAGCTATATAATCTGAAATAGCCTCGTATTTAGTAATAGGTTTAACGTAATCGTCAAATAAGGTTAAATATAAACCACTTAAACCACTAGGTAAATCTGTTTTAATCTTTTCGTATAACTCACTACCTAATAAAGGCTCTATTATTCTTAATTGAACGTTTAAAATACACATAGTATATTTATCAGTATCGACATTACCACCCATTATGGTAGTTTGTGTCATTTCTTGTGGTGTTATAAATAATAATTCAGCCATAATTTAACTTGGGTATGCCCCTTTATTTGGTTTATCTATTTCAGCTATTGCCACGTCTTTTGAGTTTTTAGGAGGTGTAAATCCTTGTCTTCTTGCTTCACTTACAGAAACTGGAAAGGTGTTTTGCATTGCATTACCTCCTAATGGGTTTCCGTCTTCATCTCTACGTTTTTTATATATTCTACGTTCCCATCTGTGATAACAATTAACACCACCAGCATATAAAAATATATCATATTTACCTCCACTATGAGCAAACTCTCCATTTACGCCATCTCTACTCATTTTTTCAATATCCTCTTTTCTAAATACTTTTCCTTGCCTTGATAATTGCATCATTTTATTACAAAAACTTCTACTTTGTCCTATAGGTGTTTTAGAAGTACCTATATTATAAGCATATCTAACTTTCCATAACTTAGTATCTTGTTCACTGTTCGCTGTTGATGCTAAATTTAAAGGCTCTGTAATATCATAATCAACTCTATTTAATTCGTACCCTATTGGCTCATCTTCGGCATATTGTTCTAAAAAATCAAATTCACTTTTTTTTTTAGACATTTCTATATTTTCTTCTACGTTTTCAGCCTCGTTATTTTCTTGATTTTCTTCCTCGTTTACTTTTTCTTTTTCTTCATCTTCGCCCTCAATTTCTGTTAATGGTCTAAAATAAACGTCTGGAAACTCCTCGTTAAAATATTCAAATATTTCAGCAATACCCTCTAATATAAATTCTTGTTTAGGTGCTATAACTCTTTTTAAAAGTTGTTGCTCCATCATATCCATTTCATCAGCTTTTGAGTTAAAACCACTTGCAGAGGCTAAACCAACTATTGCTGGACTTGGACATTCGTGTCCTGATATAATCTTACTAGAAGCCTCTTTTGTTAAGAAATCCCATTGCTTATGAGAAGTATTATTTTCAACATTAGTAATAGTTGTTGGCTCTGCATCACTTTTCATAAAATTAAAAGCAATTCTACCAGCCCCACTACTACCAGCATAACGCCCTTTTACGTCTTTTATGTATTGTTTCTTTTGGCTATCATCCCAATCAGAACTATTAGGTACATTTACGATACTACCAAAAGACATTCCGTTTACAACGTGGCTATGATAGTAATTAGATATTTCTTCCTCTATAAAACAATATTGTAAAGAAGCCTCGTAATCTGGTAAGCTAAAATACTCTTGACCTATTTGATAAGAACGACCTACATATATTTCAGGCATCTCAAAATTAAAATCTTTTGCAAATCCTAAAGCTGGGTATTCTACTGGTTTATATTTTGTTTTCCATCTGTTTTTTTGCGACCAATCAGGCGAATACCAATAAGAACGAATAATACCGTCTTCATCTGCTATACTTGGTATTACATTTGACTTACTTATATGCTCTATTTTAGCTATCTTATTTTTATTAACTCCACTTTGCCTATGAACTACAACGCTAAACTCATTTAATAATTGGTAATCCATTACTACATTACGCAAATCTTTTTTACTTAACTTTTCGTGAAATTGAGTTAATAAAGGCGTATCTAAAGGCATATCGTGAATTGCTAAACCTCTACCATAAGCCATTTTTACATATGAGTTATTTATAGCCCTATTTGTTGTACTTCCATTATACGCTCTTATTATATCTTGATAGTTAGAATTAAAAACATTGTCTTTAAAACCATTAACCACCCATTTATAATAATCGTTTTCTTTAGGCTCTGAACGGCTATATTTGTTAAAACCTATAAAATGTATATCTCCATTATTAAGCATAAATGTAAGTATCTTTTGTTAATTTAAACTCTTGCGTTTGTTGAGTTGTAAAAAATATTTTACCTCTAAAAACTATTTTATTGTCTTCTGTTAATTTTAAAGAAAACCTATCTTGTTCTACTCCTGTTAAATCAAAATTTAATGTTATAATTCCGTTATAAATAGAATACGTTGGTACTATTGTTTGTGTAGTATTATAACCCTCTTTTACTACTTCTAAACTTAACGTATTAGTAGGGTAGTATCTAGGTATAAATGTAATCGAATGACTTGTATTGTCAGGGTTTAACACTTTCATATTAATAAAACTTTATTTTTGCTTTTTTGTTACTAAAAAACCCTACTCATAAAGAATAGGGTTAAAACTAAAATTAACTATGAAAAAACTAAACTATATTCTAAGCTACTAAAGCTAAAAATGCTGTAACTGTTGTAGCATCTAATGTAGGTGCTAATTCTAATGTTTCAGCTACTAAAGTAACGTTATATCCTGAAAAATCTGTTCTTGCGCCTCCTGTAACAGCCTCAACTGTTGAAGTTACATTTACGCTATCCTCTGCAAACCATCTATAATTACCTGAGTAATCTTCTATTACTCCTGAAATTTGACCACTTGCTAACTTGTCTAACTCGATATTAGTTGCACTATCAACCTTTTTTAATTGTGCTACTAATGTTTGAGTATTTACTTTCGTACCTACTTTTGCATCTGTTACAGAGTTCTCGGTAAACGTATTACCATCCCCCTCTACAACATATTTATAAACAGTTGCTAATGCTAAACCGTCTAAGGCTGTTGCAACTCGTCCAGTAAGTGTGAAAGCATTATCTACGAAATTAAAGAAATATACGTTTTTAACACCCCCTTGATTGTTATTACATACTTTTCCTCTATTTGCTCCTATTGCTATATCACACGACATATATTATATATTTTAAAAAAGGGGTATAATTAAACACCCCTTATGTTAGTATTATCCTACGTATAAAACGTTGAATTTTTGATTTGCTACGTGCGCACCAATAGACATAATATTCTTTAAGAACATATCTTCTCTATTGTTTGCTATGTAATCCATTTTCATTCTGTTTACATCAGATTGTAAATCAGTAACCCAAAATAAGTGAGATTTACGAGCGCATAAAATAACATTCTCTGGGAATGGAGCAAACTCGATTTTAACACCATTATAAGAGTAAGTATCTCCGTCAACTAAAAACGCATCTTTGTAGTTAGTTACTTGGTTATTGTACTCTGCTATTAATTGTCTATGAGAATAAGGCGCATAGATTGTAGGCATCTCACCACTTTCTAAAACCTCTGCTGGAATAGCTGTATAAACTTTACCATATTCAGCCTTAATGTTAGAAGCTGTAATAGTAGTACCAACTACTTTAATTCTTTCACCTACTGATGCACTTCCTGATGCTCTAGAGTTATTGTATAAAACTTTAACTAAAAGTCCGTCAAATTGACCATCAGCACCTAAAGAAGCAGCTACCATTGCTTGCTCTTCTGCACCGATTGAAGTTTGAGCAGTTCCAGCTGTTAAACCTGCTATTGTAGTTTTAGTAGCTGCTTTAGCACCTAGCCAAAAATTACGCTCTGCTGATAAAGAAATCTTATTCGCATAAGCCCCACCAATTACAACTCTTTCAAATTCAGTAGAAAAAGTATTCCAAGCGCCTGGCTGCATACTTCTCTTATATCTTGAAAATCTTAAAGTATTAGGGTCAAATTCGTTATAGAATAAAACCTTATCTGGTGTTACTTTCGCATCCCAAGTAGATAAATCCCCACTTGAAGTAGGCGCACCACTTGTATATTGTTGCATTGTTGCAGTCGCTGATGCTTCTGTGAAAATTGTTTCTGCTTTTACGTCATCTTCAAAAGTAACTAAACCTTTATTTAAGGTGTTATTTTGAAATAAAACTTCTTCGATAATTGGCTCTGCTGCCACCCCTAAAATATCGATTGAATTACTTGTTATTGCCATTTTTTACTTTTTTATTTGTTTCTTTAATTATAAAATCTTCTTTTTTAGCTCTACCTTTTTCAATTAAAAGTTCTGCTATACTATCTGTTAAATTGTTATTGTCTATTAAGCTATTTACACCATAAGGGCGTAAAACAACTCCCTCTTTTAGTTTATATTTAGCCATTTTGTCTATACCATTTACGCTTTTCTAATTCAGTCATTTTAGAGAAGTCAACTTGTGCAGGTGCTTTCTTAACTGATTTAGTAGCAGGTTGTTTTTCTAATTCTACTAATCTTTCTTCTTGCTTTTCGAACTTAGTTTCAAATTCTTTAACTTGTTCTTTTAAAGCTACGTTTTCATCTTTAATAGGGTTAAATAACTCCTCAATTTCTTTGATGAATTTTGCCAATTCGTCATCATTGAATTTTACTTCAACAACTTCTTTTTTTAGTTCAACAGTTTCGGCATCTTTAACCTCTACTTGCTCAACTTCTTTTTCTAAATTAACTTCTTCTTTTACATCCTCTTTTTTAGGTGCAAAAACAGACTTTAATTTAGTAGCTAAATATTCAATAGCGTCTTCGCTAAATTTAACTTCCTTATTATCACTCATATTTACTGTGTTTAAATTTACTTCTTCTAATTGCATAAATGCGTCTATGCTAAACCCTTTTACCTTTCCAGTTTCAACATACTCTAACCATATTTGCTCGTTATCTATTTGCATAACGCCCATCCAAGAGCCTTTAGGATAACTAAAACCAAAATTTGTAGACTTATCTACATTAGGGTTTTCTACTATCCAAGTTTCTACAAATGTAACACCCTCTATATTCGAGCCACTATGTCCGATAGTTGATGTCTTTTGATTAGATTGTTTCTGAAAATTATATGCTACATCCTCAATATCTTGTTCTGTAAAAACAATATTAAATTCTTGTCCTCCTTGATTACGATAAACCAATTTGTTAGGCTCTAAGATTAAACCCATAATTCTACGTTTATCTTTGTCAACATCAGCAAACTTTAATTCTTTTTGCTGTGAAAATTGGATAAAGTCGCCCTCCATTGCTGGGTTTTCAACTAAAGAAACGCCGTAAACGTTCTTAGCATCAGGGTTAAACTTGGCTCTAAATGTTTTCATATACCTATAAAACTTTATATTTATTTTTTTGTTACATATTTAATACAAAATGTTTAATTTTAAACAATATGTTTTATTTTAATATTTCTTTGTTTATTTAAAATAAAGTGTTATATTTGTATCGATATTTGTGTTAATCATTTTTATTATTTAAAATTAATTACAATACTCCTCACTAT